AAAATTGCCGCTCTTGGTCAAAATAAAACTGGTGGTGATATGTTCGATAATAAAGTAGGAAAGCTATATTCTAAGTTTTGGGCAGCAGGAACCGCCAACGTAAATGATTTCGATAATTATATAGATAAATTACAACAACGTAAAGGAATTAAGATAGAATTAATAATAGTGGATTATATTACACTAATAGCACCGCTCAAAGGTCAGGGAGACTCACTTTTCATTAAAGGTAAGCACTTATCAGAGGGACTTAGAGCGTTAGGGTCTAAATATAACTGTCCAGTAATTACTGGTGTTCAAGTGGCTAAAGATGCTTGGAATGCATCCGATATAACACTCGAATCTGTTCCAGAATCTAAAGCAATTGCCGAAACAGCCGATACCTTCTGGGCAATCATCCGTACAGAAGAGATGAAACGCCAGAATCTATATAGGTTCAAACTACTGAAGCAAAGAGATGGTGATTTCTTAAAAGGTCAAATACGACTTGATTTGAATTCAACATTTCTAACACTAGAAAATGATCAGTTCATCGATCAATAAAAATATAAATAAATAAATGATAAACAAACCAACAGTTATAGATAAAGAAGAATTGTTTGATATGGAATATGAATATGAATCTGTTGAAGTCGAGGAGGCTGATGAAGATGATTATCTCGTACTATCCAAACATAAAATTACGGGAAAACACTCTCTAAAGTATGATACAATATTCAAGGGTAAGAAAGATGAAGAAATGACATTAGATAGTGCTGGCCAAGATATAATAACTTACCAGAATGATAGCTTCGAGATTGACCGGTCGTCTATATTATATGAAGAGTATAGAGATACGGAACAATATGTTCGTGAGAAGAAGGTTAAAGAGAAAGTGTATGATGTACTAGCAAAAAAAACATCTATAAATTTTATGAATAATAGAAGAAAGCCATCACGTAGTGATTTCAATAACTATTTTCATTTACTTATGACAGAACTTGTTTATGAGAGATTTTCAACTGTTGAGTTGTTTAATGAACTAGCTGTTTATTTTTCGGACAATTTATTCAATATGTTCAAGTTGTTAGATAATAAATGGAGAACTCAAATAATTGATGAGTTACAGGATCACATAGGTAAGAATACAAACAATACGGACATCACCAATAGAAACCTTCGTGAGGGTACAGAAGTAGAGTTTATTTACATCGACATAATTGGTGATAGAAAGATATACACTGGTGTAATATTAGAATGTGATTATGATAATGGAATATTCAAGATTAATTCATTTGAAAATATTTATGACGTATTAATTACAGACATATCTAAGATTCTTAAAATTGATTTTAAATTCAATTTAAATAAATTGAATAACATCGATTTCCTTTAAAAAAAAGGGTTTTTGTAAAGATTGTATAAAAATGGAGAATATATAAAACCCTAAACAAAAATAAAAATAAAAATGTACTTAAAAAATAAAGATATTAAAAAACGATATTCAATTTTCCCAGTAACACATAATGATATATGGGAACGGTATAAAAATGCCGAATCACAGACATGGGTAGCTGAGGAGATTGACCTCAGTAAAGATAAATTTGACGAACTTAAAGATGCTGAGAAAGTATATTTGAAAAATATTTTAGCTTTCTTTGCCATCTCTGATGGGCTGGTTATTGATAACCTAGCAACAAACTTCCAAAGAGAAGTTGATATCCTAGAAGCTCAATACTTTTACGGACATCAAACATTTATAGAACAAGTTCATGCCAACGGTTACTCATTACTCATAGAAACTTATATAAAGGATTTACAAGAAAGAGATGAATTATTCAATGCTATGGAGACAAATATAGCTGTTAAAGAAAAAGCTCAATGGGCAGAAGATTGGATTGAACATCCGTCATTCACACACCGATTAGTTGCATTCGCTTGTGTTGAAGGTATATCATTCGCTAGTGTATTCTCAGGAGTTTTCTGGTATAGATCACGTAATAAGATGCCTGGACTTGGCAGTATGAATGAATTGATTCTAAAAGATGAAACTGCACATTATGAATTTGCTCTGATGTTGTATAAGGATTATATGAAAGATGAATATAAGCTCGATAAAAATGAACTAAGAGATATAATTCTAAGCTCTTATGAGGTTGAGAAAGTATTTGTTAATGATAGTATGCCTGATGGCCTTCAGGGATTAACAAAAGAAGATATGACAAAATATATACAATATGTAACTGATATTGTTCTTATCGACTTTGGATGTGCCCGTGAATTTAATGTGAATAATCCATTAGAATATATGGCAAGGATTGGTCTTTCGGCCAAAAATAATTTCTTCGAAAAGAGAGATGGTGAATATACACGTATTGATATACCAACAACAAGTGATGGTATGTTTGATGATGAAAACTTTTAAAAAAAATGAAAATAATAAATGAAAATAGTTAAAAGAGACGGAACAACACAGAATTTTGCCCCAAACAAAATTCTAACACGTATAAAGAAGCAAGCAAAGGGACTAAATGTTAATTCGGATAGTCTTTTCCAAGAAGTTATACCACTAATAACAGATAATATAACAACAACCGAAGTTGATGAGGTTATTGCCTTTAAAGCAGCAGATAAAATTATACAAAACCCAGATTACTCACTACTCGGTGGTCGTATATTATTGAGTAGACAATCCAAGTTGATTGGTAAAGAATTACAAGATGTTGATATGACATATGATTTCTTTGGTGCAACTACATTCCTTACAAAGTATTCAAAAAAGGATGAATTTAACACACCACTAGAATTACCATCTTGTATGTATAACCGAGTATCTAGTTTTCTAACAGAAACACCATATGAGAAAAAGAGGCTGAATGATGAACTTCTTAGTAAGAGAGTTAATTTTGCAACACCAACATATACCAACGCAGGTATTGAAAAAAGAGGTGGTATGATATCTTGTAATCTAACACACTTAGAATCTGATTCAATTGAGGGTATCGAGGAAACATTAACCAAAATATCATACGCATCAAAAGAAGGATCGGGTATCGGTCTTCTCATAGACCCACTAAGAAGTAGGGAAAGCTATGTTAAATCATTCAGTGGTCGTGCTGGTGGGGTTATCAGACTAGCTGATATGGTTCAGTCTAAGATGAGATTTTACAAGCAAGGATCACGTTCTGGTAGTTGTGCTCTTTATCTTAGTGTATGGCATAGAGATATAATAGATTTCTTAGAATTATCATTACCAGTTGGAGATGAGCAAATGAGAACAAGGGATTTATTTACTTCAGTAATCATAAACGATTTATTTATGGAGAAATTACAAAATGATGAAGACTGGTATCTGTTTTGTCCGAATGATGTTAAAAATGCCGGACTCAAACCACTATATGATTTAACAGGAGAAGAATTTAATGTAGAATATCAACGAGCTGTTGGTTTGGGTATTGGTAAGAAAATAAGTCCCAAGAAGATATTTGATTCAATTATCAAATCACAAGTTGAGAGCGGGAAACCTTACGTGATGTATAAAGATAATGCTAATAAGAGAAATATGCAAGATAACATCGGTGTTATCAAGCAAAGTAACCTATGTATTGAAATATTCCAGGCATCTAAACCAGGATATACACCACAGTGTACATTAGCATCCATCAACTTATCAGAACATACAGAGTTGAAGACAATTGCCAAAAGTACGAAAGTTCTAGTAAGAGCTTTGAATAGTGTTATTGATAAAAATAAATGGAGTGATTCTTGGGCTGAAAATGCTGGTGTTGATCAGAGAGCATTGGCAATCGGTGTCGCTGGTCTTGCTGACTTCTTCGCCAAGAAGAAGATTTCATATGAATCAGAGGAAGCAAAGCAATGGAATAAAGACATATTTGAAACAATGTATAAGTCAGCACTAACAGAATCTATGAAGATTGCTGAGGAAGAAGGTAAGAACTACCCAGCTTACGAGGGTTCAAGGTATTCAAAAGGGGAAACTTATATTCCGGGATGGTCACCAAAACCAGAGGGAGAACCAATACCAATGTATAATTCTCTTTTACTAGGATTGATGCCAACAGCATCATCAGCTATACTTTTAGGAAGTTTCGAATCATTCGAACCAGTTACGTCAAATCTATTTACTAGAAGGGTTGGGCAGGGTGAATTTTTAATTGTTAATAAGTATCTCGTGAATGACCTATTGGAATTAGGTATTTGGGATAGTAATATGATTGACCGAATTATTGCAAATAAAGGAAGTATTCAAGAGATTATGGACATTCCTGCTGATGTAAGGTATCGATATAAAGATGTGTGGGAGATTCCACAAAGAACTTTATTGGATTTATCAATAATTCGTAATAACTACGTGGATCAATCACAATCGTTAAATGTTTACCATTCCGAAGCCAAATACTCCAAGATAGCAAGTGCGTTGATGTACGCATGGAAAGGTGGATTAAAAACTGGTGTTTATTACACTCGAAGTAAATCTAAATTGGCGGCTAATAAGAAACTGGCTTCATCTAGGATAGTTGAAGAAGTTCTACCTGAGAAACCAGGTGATTCACAGTTTGATTGTTTTGGTTGTTCAGCATGATATACAATCTAAGATATACAGGTGAGGAAATCATCGATGGTAAAAGCCGAGTCAGACTAAAAAGTGGATCAATTTATCGAATCGATTTTGGTTGGAATTTCGAAGACGAAATTAACGGGTTTTGGATATTCTATGTGTATGATGAGATTGGTAAATATAGTGGAAAATCTTTCGGATTTGAAATATCAATAGATAACATTGAGAGTCCAAGGAAATATAACTTAGAGAGCCTTTTGAGAACAGAATGATAATTTAATATATACATCTATGGAGAAGAAAATACTACCCTATATAATCGTTTTTAGTGCTATATCAGTATCAATATCTGCTATATTTTACTCAGTTACAGGACTTGGTAAAATGTTTGCAGGAGCTGATACTGAAGTTATGATAATGGCAACTGCATTAGAAATTGCTAAGTTAGTTGCCTTATCAGTATTATACAACTATTGGAAGGAATTAGGATTTTTGGTGAGGAGTTATCTAATTACAGCCGTTTTATTACTTATGATGATAACATCGGGTGGTATATACGGATATTTATCTGCCGCCTACGCTGAAACTAAGAGTAAGACAGAAATGATGGATAAGCAATTTGTTGTGATGGACTCCAAGAGAGAACAATTCAGTGATAAGTTAGCATCATATCAATCAGAAAAAGAAAGAATAAACGATAATATTTCAGAATTAACAGGAGCTTTGAGTAATAATGTTATTCAGTATAAGGACAGAGAAACTGGTAAATTAATAACTACAACATCATCAAGTAACCGTAAAGTATATGTTGATCAATTAGAGAAGTCTGAGAATAGAAGAGATTTACTATCTAATAATATAACAGCAATGTCCGATTCTATATCAAGTATAGACATGAATAAAATAGAAATTGAACAGAGTTCTGATATTGCCGATGAGTTAGGATCACTTAGCTATATATCTGAATTAACTGGTAAGACAAGGGACCAAGTTGTAAATTGGTTTATAATAGCTCTTATGTCTGTTTTTGATCCATTGGCAGTAGCACTCGTAATTGCAGCAAACATTGCATTTGGTGTACGTAGGAAAGAAAAGAGTAAGGAAGATTTAGTTAACTCTATTGATGATAGAGTTAAAGAATTCGAAGACAAAGAAACTGAATTTAAAAAATCAGAAACTGAATTCAATAATAGATTAAAAGTCATTGAAGATAAAGAAACTGAATTCAATTCTCGTGAGAAAGAATTTCAGATAAAGTTAGATGAGAAAGAGAGAGAATCCGAAGTACTTCTTAGTAAGAAAATTAAAAACCTGGACAGTGAGATAGAATATGCAAAAAGTGAAGTTAATAAACTTGACATTGAAATGAAAAACTCAAATGATGATTTAACCAGGACTCTTAAGGAAGAGAAGAAGAGAGTTCAGAACATGGAGTATGAATTGACTGAGGATAGAGCTAAGGTTAAAGAATCTCAGGATAAATATAAAGAGATATTAATTTCTTTGGATAAAGAACGTGAGGAAATAAAAATCGAAAGATCTAAAGTTGAATCGGATAGAGAAGAATTTAAATCAATAAAAATAAAACTAGACAGTAAAGTTAAAGAATTTGACGAGTTTAAGAAAACACATTCAGATAATAACCGAAAAGAAATAATTACAAGACTGGGAAGAAGATAAATTACTAAAGACTAATACTTATTAGTTAATAGTTAATGTCATGTTAATAGCACTTAAATCGTTAAGAGCCAAGTCAGATATATTCAATTTTAAGTCATAAGAACCTGTTGCTGATATGTTATCAAGACCCGGAGCATTACCCAGAGTTATTGCAGAGTACCCTAATGACATAATTCCATCTCTATCATCACTTACTGAACCAACAAGCAAATCGAGTAAGGTAGTCTTTGTTATGACACCACCAATTTCGTGAGCACTAAAGCTAAGTGATGTTGAGAATGTCAATCCATCACCAGTTGTGTAAGGAACTCCAGCAGTCGCACCATTAAACGCAATATAAGAACCAACACCACCAACTCGTTCATTCCAAGTAAGTACAGGACTTTCAATATCTTTTGTTAGTGAAGTCAAATCTGCATTATTATTTATAAATACATATTCTAATTTAGAATGTGATTGTGCCGCTTCATCCTCCGATGTGAAAAGAAGTATTATCGTACCGGCAGAATCATCATCAATTGTTATCATAGAAACGGATCTCTCTATTGAGTTTACATTAGCCAATTGTATATAGATTAACGCATCTCCATTAGTATCGTTTATAACAATAGATTCATTAACAACGAATGATATTATATCACCAAAACTCAATCCTGTCAATGATGTACCGGTCTGTCCAGTACTATCAGTGAATATTGAGTAGTTATCATCTATAACAGCTACTAGTATATCTAGTACAACCTCGTAGTTTTCGTTTGGATTTGTTAAATATAGTTGTCTAATTCTATTCGTAGAATTACCCGTTAATATCATAATATCATCCATTGGGAACGTACTACTGGAATTATCAGAATAATTACAAAGTAAGTAGTTTGAATCCTCATTAACACTTCTTGGATTATAAGTAGCTTTTATAGCCAGAAATGTAGCACTATTACCTAATCCAAGATGATTTAATAAGTAATTTACTTGACCAGCTTTGAGTATAATACGACCCTTAAGAGTTTGTTTATAAGGAATACGAATATTTGATGTTAATAGTCTTTCAACAGTATTAACACCCTCAACAGCAACAATATCACCGTTCTGGATTTTTATATATTGGCTTTGACCACCAAATAAAGAATTATTTCCACATAAAGTCATAAGTTTTTAATACAATTTAATGTATATATTAACCACGATATTTGTAAATTAATAGTTTAGTAATTTAGTACTCTAAATTTCGAACATCAACCATATATTTTTCAGATAATTCAATTTCATCCTCAGCACTAATTCGTGTTATAGTTATTTTATAACCTTTATTCAATGATATGTATGGGTTGTTAGAAAGATTAGTTACGGTTGGTGTATGAATACTAAATGGTAATACTTGACTGTTTAAATAAGATACAAATTCGTCATTAGAACTTATATCAAATCTAATACTTGATCCAGTAACATCATTCACTACATATTGTCCGGAAAAATCAAATACTGATTGTGTTCCAATGAACATATTATTCAGTACTAATTGATCACCTGGGTTTATAGAGTTCTGTGTGATGAGTGAATTTGAGTCTAGAGTCATTTCGAGTAAATTACCACTAAGTAATATTATATCCTGGTTGAAATCTATCGGGAAACTAAAATCACTCCAAGTAGAAGCTGAGTTTGGTTGAGCCGTTGACACATTGTAAAACACGGGTAGATTTACATCACCAATCAATAGTGTTTCTACTGGTGGTGTTGCAACCGTTGTAGATTGTGTCAATGATTGAATTGGATTGATAGTGGTTATGTAAATATCCAATTTCTTATTCTCGGAAGATGCTTCTGTTCCGGTTATAACAATATCGACAGATTGTCTATAAACAAGGTCTTTGGTCATTAATAATGTTAACTTATCAGATAAATTAACATTAACTTCGTCACTATTCACAATGTTTAGTAAGAAATTTTTATTTTGTGGTGGTGTTATATTAACCGGAATTGACCCAGTTGTATTATACATTTCAGATGTTAAAAACTTATTAATCGTTAAATAATTTCTATCTATATTATTTAACCTAAGACTTGATGGTGAATCATCAATTACCTCTACACCAATAGTATCTGAATCAACTATCTGTTGTGTTGAGTAAATCTTTAACAATTGATCTAGGTTACTTATTCTATTATTTATAGTATTTAAGTCTGTTTGTGTATATACCAATTGTTTAATATTCGACAATTCCTCTTTAAGACCATCATTCTCACCTATTATAGTTAAGAATGAATCATTAACTGAACCCAATCTCTTCATGGCTTCGTTGAAAAGATTCATCGAAAATAGTGAATTTATAGCCTCTGGGTTATAAGCCTCTACTGGATTATCATGTACAATATTAAAATTCAAATTCAATCCAAATGAATACGCTGACCCATCTTGATTACCATTAACCACGTACTTATCATAAATTGGGAATCGAATACCGATTTCCTCTTGATTCGTATTATTATCAGGGTTGTTTAGAAAAGAAACACCATATAAGTTTGTTACCTTATTACCATCAAAGTCTTCAATAGTATAATACCAAAGTACGGCATTAAATTCAAAATCACTTGGTGGATTGTTATTAACTACCAAAGCATTGAACTGATCAAAGTTAGTAATCTCTCTATCAGTAATATTCATCTTAGCGTAATGATCCGTATCAAAATCCATAATAACACCATCGAGTGTTGAACCATCAAATGCTGGTTGGTTTATATCACCAGTTACGCCATAAAATCTTCCTGAGCGTCTTAGTGAGTCTCCTGGCTCAACAACATATGTGAAATCGATTGTATCAAATTGTCCGTAATAAGAACCTGGATAGTCAACTGGATTGGAAACTATCGGTGATGAGAACACTTCAGAACCCATTATTTCTGGTTGATATTGTCCCGGTATTATAGGGAAAATAAGATTAGGTCTATAGTTACTATCTGGTTTAGTTCTAAACAAAACATCTGGTGTTTGTCCAGTGTGATCTGGTACATTTGCGTAAACCTCTGTGTATGCTTTATTTGCCTCTTGTACGTTTGAAACACCATTAACTTCACCAATATATTGGACCAATTTATGATAGTTAAGTATAGTATCACCATAATTCAATGTTGGTGATGATGATATTGATGTATTTGGATAATCAACAATTATTGTCTGTGAGCTACCAACTGTTGTAACATCAAGTACTGTCGTAGATATATCAAGACCTGAAAGAGGACCACTCATATTCGAAAAATCAATAATATCACCCTGTCTATAATTTGTTATCACATTGAAAGCAAGTTCTAAATAATTCACATATACTGTTGATGATGTCGTGTAATAATTTATAACACCATATTTTTTCAACTCACGTTCCTTCCATAAGTATTCTGGGAAATAACTATCATCGTTCTGATTAATCCTATCAAATTCAGATAAGTTTTCAAAATATTCGTCTTGTGCAACTGCTGGTTCGAAATCGATAATGTTCAATTTTTTACACCACTTCCAGAATATCTTTTCTGTCGTTGTCTCTAATGCTGTCGTGTCGTAATAATACTCTGTATTATTTAATCTAGATTCTCTCAATGATACTTCGTGGTTAGCTACGTAATTTCTCAATGATTCAATAACAGCATCTTTATAGTCAATTGACCCTGTGTTATTTATGGTTGAGAATGTCGAGAAATCGAAATATGTTGGTACAGCCTGTGTACCGCCTGGATTATGTGTATTTTCGGAAGGGAGGTCTAATAACGTGTATTTAGAAAAATACATTCTATAATTTTCGTTCTGGTAAGCAGCAGAAATATCCTCCGCAGCAGAAGGAAAAACATATATTGAAGTTCCGTTTTCTTTCAATCTCTTATATAGGGGACAATTCATGTTTATTATATACTTTTGACATATATATTAAATTATCACATACATAGTTAAAGAAAGTTACATGAACTACTTATCGGCTAAAGACCGATAAGTTTCCGGAGACAAGCTCCTTCTTTTTGGACGTTTCACCGATTGTGCCAACCAAGGTTGGTCTTATTTCATCTCCACGTCTGTAATCGATGGTCCCC